CCTCTTCGCCGTTCTGGTCCCGCACACGGCGTTCGCCGCGAGCGAGGGCCAGCACGAGCGCGTCGCGAGCCGATTGCAGGTCGGAGAGTTGCAGGCTCATGGATCAGCCTCCCGCGCTGTTGCTGTCGGTGTGGCCGCCTTGATAGAACCAGCCACGCCAATCGTTCGGCCCGACTCCGACGTCCAGGGTCACGCGGAACTCGCGGCCCAGAACTTCGAAGCCATCGCGCGAGGCGATTTGCGGGCCTTCGTTGCCAGCGAGACCGCCGAGCACGAGGGCAGCGAGGCGGGAGTCGGCGAGATACCAATCCCACGGGTCCACCGCCTCAAGCCGAGGCTCACAGACCACCGTCAGCTTGGAGCCGAACGGGTTGGTGTCGGCGAAGTGCGTCGGCTGATAGGTCGCCACAAACTGCTCTGCGGCCGTCAGGTTGGACGGCGCCACGATGAGCGTATCCGGGCGGACGCTGATGAGAGTCGAACCGTCAACTCCCGTCTGGGTCATCATCGCCACGCGAGCAGCGGACACGGAGTCAACTCCGATGGCTTGGCCGGTGGAGTCGATGTTGCCGTGGTCGGCGTGGAAAAGCCGTACGTTGTCTCCCATGGTTGGGCCGGCGCCGCTCGACTGCGTCAGCGCGGTCACGATCAGGTCGGCGACCGTGTCTGCTGCCGCGCGGCCAGCCTCCGTCGCAAAGTCCGCGAAGGCGCCCAGATCATCATTGATGAGCGCTTTGCGGGACAGAGCGAAGATTCGACCGTAGGTGTCGAGCGCCCACGACTCTTTCGCTTCGCCGCGCGTCGTCGCGGTGATTTCGCCGGACTCCGAAACCTTCTGCAACTTGCCCATGTTGCCGAGTTGCAGCATGGACTGCGTCCGGAAGTCGGAAGCCGTGACCTTGCGGGTCAACCCCGCGAGCGGCGAAGTAGCGACCTCATAGGCCGCCTTCAGGCCCCTGGCCCCGACGCCGGTGACAAGTTCCGGGAAGTCGCTGATCGTGTGCATAGCACGGGTGAGGATGGCCTCATTGGTCATCCCACGGGTATTCACCCCGGCGGCTTCCAGCCGATCCCGCGCGTGGTCCACGAGCGAGTAGTTCACGAAGCGCCGTGCTTGATCGGACGGCGTGCCGCCAAAGACACGAACCGCCAGACCTTCGATCTGGGCTTCCCTCGTCTGCTCAGGCGACGGGCCGGGATTGATGACGCGAACCCGGGGAATGCCGGTAGTGCGGGCGGTCATTAGGCCATAGGCCGCGGCCCTGGCCTGCTCTACCGTCGCGTCGGTGTCGATCAGATCGTCGGCTTGCTCGGGCGTGCCGCCCGCGCGTTTGATGATGTCGCGAATCTCCGCGCGCGTCTCCGCCACGGTCGGCTCTGCGGGCGTGTCGAGCACGTCCACTTCAGGCGCCGGATCGGCGCCCGTCTTGATCTTCTTGGGCATGGTAATGCTCCGGACTGTAGCGCCAGAATCTGCGCCGATTGAAACGAACGAAGACTCGTGGATTGACCACGCCAGCGCCGTTCGAACGCGCTGGCCTTTGGAGTTGGTGGAGTCGGCCCACTTCGTGACGCGGTAGCCGATGGAAAGATTGCGGATGATCCCGTCGCGGATGTCGCGCACGAGCCCGGCAACATCGTCGCGAGCAGACAGTTTGATGCGTGCACGGATTTCCCCGTCTTTGCGCCATGCCTTCTCGATGACGCCGAGAACGGCGCGCGTGCTCCCCTGATTGTGCGTGTCGAGAACCGGCTTGCCTTCGATGCCGCGAAGGTTCGCATTCTCGACTGGCAGTCGCTCAATAAACCCCGCGCGCTCCACGTCGGCGCCGGTCGAGAGCACGACTTCAACCGTGTTCTCTTCGGCGTTGAACGTCGTTGGCGCGAGCGAGGCCCCACGGGTTTCAAGCTCAATCGTCTTTGGCATCGGAACTGTCCTCTTCATTGGCTTGCGCGTGCGGATCGGCCGCGATGTCCTCGTCAACCCGTTCGATGGACTCCCCTCGTCCCGCGATGGCTTCGCGGCGGCTCATGAGCTTGGAGTCGAGGGCGAGCTTGACGGCTTGCAGGGCCTTCAACGGGTCGGCTTCGGGCGTGGCGGGGAAACGCCACTCCGGCAGGGTGTCGGCCGTCTCGGCGCCGCGAAGCTGCTCTGTCAGTGTCCAGCGTCGCCAGATCGGCATGAGTAGCTGGGGAACCAGCACGTTGAATTGCAGCGCTTCGAGCGACGCCTTGAACGTGATCAGCGCAGCGCGAAGGCTCGAATAGTTGGCGCGGCTAACATTGCCCGACACCATGAAGGCGGGCACGCCGAGTCCCGCCGCGATCTCTTCGATCATGGCAGTCATGAACTCGACCGACTGTTGAGCAGCCTGCGGATTGTTGAACGTGATCTTGTAGCCAGCGGGAAGCCGACGAACGACGCCGGGCTCAAGGGATACGTCGAGCGCGTCGCCTTCCTTGTCCCCTTCGAACGGCAGTTGGGCGGCGCCGTTGGCGTCTTCCAGAAAGCCAGCGTGCATTGCGGCGACTTGGAAGCCCTTCAGCAGCGCATCGGAGAGCAAGCCCAGGTCCGCGAGCTTCAGCATGATCGGCGCAAGCCAAGACACGCCCCGGATTTGGCCGATGCCGTCCGGCCGCATCAGGTGCAGCACGTCGGCCTCGTCTACGCGCACGGGCGGCGCCCACGTTTCGAACTGCTGCGTCGGAAGGAACGGCCTGATCCAGTAGGCGACGCGCTCACCGGCGGCGTTGACCTCGATACCGGATTGGATGAATGCGCCGCCACCAAGCTCGCGAGTGAGCGACTCGTCGACCTGCTCGGCAGGCATAAGTTGAAGCCGCAGGCCGCGCGGCCCTTGGCGCTGGACCACGAAGCACTCGCCGTCAATGATCATGGCGCGAATGGCAAGCGCGATCAGGCCGCCGAAGTCGGTGCGACCGTCAGCGTCGCACTCGTCCCACCATTTCAGGAAGGCTTCGACCCGTTCGGGATCGGCGTGCGCAGGGACGGCGCCATGCCCCCACAGGTAGACGACTAAGGCGGCTACAGCGGCGGCGGCGTGCGCGTCGTTGGCGGCGAAGTACCTGGCCTTGGACCGGCTGGCGGGCGCCGCCTGAATCGTTTCCAGCGACGTCCGGCCCATGCGCGCTTCGCGCGGGAACCGCTTCCAGCTTGCGGCGTCATAGGCTCGGGTCGACTCCGGATGGAGAGCGCGAGCAAGGGCGCGGCGTGCGCGAAGGATGAGGGAAGCTCGCGCCATCAGTGCACCGCCTTGAGCGCGCGGACATTGGTCACGCCGTTGGCAAATTGCGGAAGCAGCCTGTGAAACGGGACGATGTAATCGCCCATAGGGTCGTGATCCGGGGACGGCCCTTTGATTGGTTTGTCGGCCTCGTCCTCAAACCGCGTGCAGCAGGTCTTCTGAAACTGTCCTGTGCTCTGGTGACGCCACAACGTCAGGATGAGCCAACACGCTTCGCCATTCGCGACAGCGTCGAGAACGTGCGTGATGTGCGGCTGACAGCCTTCAGCGTGGGGATCGGCGAGATAGTCCCACATGTCGCGAAGGTCTCGCGAAATGACGACAATGCCGGAGTCGTAAAGCTCGCAAAGGACGGCGAAGATCGCGCCAGCGGACTGCGGATACACGTAGGCGTTGCCGCCCGGTCCCCATACCTGCTCGTGTGCCGGAATGATCCCGGCTTCTCGCCAGCGGTTGAAACGCGAAGCGGCCTGTGCCTTTGTGCGGCCCGGGCCTTCAGCGATCTTCGCGACGTCGCCAGTCTTGAGTTTGTCCGTCTCGGACATGGTCAGCCTCCGGAGTGCAGAGGCTTCCCAACATTCACATGTTCAGCAGAAGGCAACGCCCTGCTGAAAATAATTCTGAAGCTCACACGCGAAATCTTTTTGGAATCCGATAGTTGGAGTTCGAAAAATCCGCCGGAAGGTTGCGCTTGCCTCCGAGTCCACCGCCGCATTCGGCCTAGACCGCGACTGGGCGTGGTCAGCCAAAAAGCTTCATGTCCTGCGCCGCCCACGCCCGCATCCGGTCCAGATCACTCGCCCACCACTCCATGATCTCGGTGCGCTCTTTGATCCATTCGTTGTGGTCGTATGCCTTCTCGGTGTCGCTGCCCGGCAGGTGCGCTAGCTGAAACTCCACGATATGACGCGGCCACTTCCGCGCCCTGTGGATCAGGGTGCTAGCCGTGCTCCGGAAGCCGTGCGGCGTCTGCACGTCGGAGTCGTAGCCGATCATGGCGAGCGCGGCCTTCAACGTGCCTTCGCTCAGTGGCCGTTTGGGGCTGCGCAGGCTGGGGAAGATGAAGCCTTCCGACGTGCCGGTGATCTTCTGCACTTCCTTCAGGATCGCGATAGCTTGGGGCGCCAGCGGCACGACGTGCGGGCGCCGCGATTTCGTGCGAACCGCGGGGACGGTCCATAGCTCGTCTCGGAAAGAGATTTCCGACCACTGCCCGCCGCGAAGCTCGATAGGCCGCAGGAACACGTATGGAGCCAACTTGAGCGCGAGTCCGATGACGCGCGATTGCGGGTAAGTGTCGATGGCGAGCAAGAGCTTTCCTAGCTCGCGTTCGTCAGTGATGCCCGGATGATGTTGCACGTTCGGTTGCGGCAACTCCCTGGCCAGCGCGACCGTCGGATCGCTCTTCGCCCTGCCCGTGATCATCGCGCGCTTAAACACGCCGCCAATGGCGCCGCGAAGCCTGATAGCGGATTCCTTCCGGCCGGAATTGGCGATGCGCTCGCACAGTTCGAAGATACGCGGAGTGTCGCTTTCCAGTTCGGCGATGGGCACGTCTTTCAGCGACGCCGCGAGGTCTTCCAAGAGCCATTTGTTTTTCGAGATGGTCCTTTCCGCTTTCTTCTCGCGCTCCAATTTGGCGATGATCTC